AAGAACTGGGTGAGTTGCACCACTAGCTCCTTGAAACGGCTCTGTTCTGTTTTCGTATTTAAATCCTAAAAGATCTAGACCTTGTATGTAAGCTTGTTCCCAATCTTTTCTTGATGTTTTGTATTCTTTGTAATTTCCAACTAGTTCTAGACCAATTGGTTTTAAAACATCCTCTGGTAATAATTCTCCTAAATTATCAAAGTGTCCTGGTTGACCTTCAATATTTACTTTACTTGGATCGAAGTTAACTTCAACGCTTCCATCTTCATT